CGCTGGTGGAGAAGGTGGCTAGGGAAACGTGTGATGCCGTCAATGGCGCTGGTGCCTACGACGAAACAATGGACATTCATCAAGACGCCGTGTGGAGGCCAATTGCCACCGCCGCCATCGCCCTCATCCGCGCCGAGGTGCTGGAGGAAGCTGCGAGGGAGTTGGACCGCTGGGGCGACATCTATGGCGACAATGCAGCAGCCGCCATCCGCGCGCTGAAGGAGAAGGCATGAACATCCTTACCGAACGCGAGAAAACCCACGGCCCGTTCCTGACGACGGCTGCCAAGGCGCAGCAGTTGAAGGACGCCATGCAGGGCGGCAAGAACTGGAGTGAACTGGACGACGTCCAGCGTGAGGCGCTGCAGATGATCGCCAGCAAGATCGCGCGCATCCTGTCCGGCAATCATGCCGAGGAGGATCACTGGAAGGATATCGCCGGCTACGCCAATCTGGCCGTGCAGGAGATCGCCCGGCTCAACTCTTACATCGTTTTCGGAATGAGTCCCACTCACCGCCCCGACGAACACAATCCCGAAACGCCTTCTCCTGCTCCGGCGTCATCCGCTGTGCCAGGAGCGGCAGGGCAGCCCTGAATGCGACAGCGCCGAGGCCCCACCAGAAGGCGGGTCGTTGCGCCACCAGATAGCCGCCGGCGCCGATCCCGAGGAGCAGGACGACGACGGCGACGATCTCAAGCCAGCTCATGCCTTGGGCTTGTTGGGCACCATGTAGGTGACGACGGCGGTCAGGACCGCGCCGAGGATCACCGACACGCTGTCAACCAGGCTAGGCGTCACCCAGCCGGTCGAGACGCCGAACAGGCCGATGAGGGCGATGAGGCTGGTGATGAAGGCCGCTACGGCCTTGTGTGCAGTCATTTCCATTTACCTAGTTCCTTTTTCAATTTTGCGCAATTCTTCAGCTTGCGCCTCGCTGACGTTCTTAAGAATATCATAACCTAGATACGCAGACGCGCCCGCGATGCCGTATTTGCGGACGATGGAGACGAGCCTGTCGTCAAAGACGACGTAGTTGCGGGTGCCATCACCAACGCCGCGCGACCCGGCGTCTAGGTACTTGATGCCGGGGATGCCTGCTTCTTTAAGTTTTTCAGTGACGGCAGCGCGGTTGCCAAGCATGTTTTCAAGGCTAATATATTTGTCAACGCCTTTTGTCGTAGAACTGCGCGCAGCTTCGCCAATGGTTGCAAGGCGCGCCTGCACTTCCGGCTGCTCACTCAGCGGCTTGTCCCAGTCAAGGAAGGCGTTGGGGTCGGCGTTGATGTCAACCTCGTACATGGACCCAAGTTTGTTGACAGCGTCTTGCAGTTCCGGGGACGGATCATAGTTGTCCAACTTCCCGCGCGTAGCCGCAGAAATCGCCTGAGAAGGATAGTCAAACCCAAGCCAATCGTTATTACGGAGTTCCGACAAAAAATTTGTTTCTTCCGGGGTAAAGTACCCTTGCGCCATAAGGTCTTCCACGTCCGCAAAATCGGCGTCCTGCGGAAGTTCGCTGAGAAATTTATCTTTGATTTGTTTGTACGCAAGTGCCTTTCTATACCCCCGCGCCACATCCTCATTCTCAGCAAAATACAGCCCATGCCCATAAGCCTGCGCGCCTTCGCCTGTGCCGATCTTGCCTGTGCTGAATTTGTCGAACGAGTGTGGCGAACCATGGAACGCTTTGATACCCATTGCCATTGCGTTCGCCGGCTTCGGGATCATCGCGCTTCCGCCCGTTACCGTGCCGGATAGCGCCAGACTATCCGCCACAGCTTGATCGAACGCGGGTGAAGGCCCGCCTGCGAGAACCTCATAAGGCGTGGTCATCAGCCGCTGCATGGCGTTAATTGGCTCTGTAACGTAAGGGCTCAGAATGTTCCACGTTTGTTGCCATTTAGACGGGCGATCAACCATAGCTATTTCTTTTCAGTTGTACCGGGGTACTTGTCCCACGGCAGTTGAAAATGCGGGCCGTCCTTGAACGTCTTCCAGTCGCCGCCCCACTCCAGCGGCACCTTCTCTTTCTTGGCCGCCGCCTTCATGGCCTTGGCCAGCTTGTCGTAAAGGGGCCAATCCCAGCGCACCTGATCCTTGACCGAGCACGCCAGATCAACCGCATGGCCGTAGCCGTTCTTGGCCGGGATGTGCCTGGAGCGCAAGGTCTTGCTGGCGCCCTTGGCAACGAGCAGCTTCTGCTCCTCCAGCGTGCGGACGCCGCAGGTGACGATGAAGCCCGTGTCCGGGTCTTTCCAGTCCTCGGCGCAACGCATCACGACGCGCACCAGATTGGGGTGGACGCCGCGCAGGCGGGCGTAGGATGTGGAGTTGAGCTTCATGACCTGTTGGCAATCTGGTTGATGCGCTCGAACATGGTGTTGAGCGTGCGGTCTACCTGGGCGAACCCCTCGCGGATGTCCGTCTTCACCTCGCGCATGGCGATGTTGAAGTCGTCCTTCTGGACGTAATGGGTGGGGAACTTGCGTACGTCGTCGTCAAGTCGATCCAAGGATGAGTAAACGCGGTTCAAGACGTACCCTCCGAAAATGCCTGCAAGACCGTAGGCGATGTTGAAAAGCACCTGGTAATCCATTCCATCACCTTGCCATACGGTTCTGGTTTTCTTGATTAGCGAAGGCCGATCCTGAGATAGCCGGAGGAACATACGTGCTGCCCATACGGGCAATGTTACGCATGTAATTTTCGGCGGTTGTGCCGGGAGGAAGACCACGCAGCATGTTTTGCGTCAGATCCGCAGCGCGGGTCATCGCCATCCGGTTTGCGGCCGCTTTAGCGGCGGTCGATCCTGCTGCCACGCCAGCCGCAACACCGCCCACAACGCCCATTGTCGAAGGATCATAAGCATACGCCGCACCTGTCGCCGCGCCTGTAGACCCAGCGTAACCAAAAACTTGCTTCCAGTTTGTTCCGGGGGCAAGTTTTCCCAATACCATTAGTGTTTTTTCAGTTGGCGTGCCAGACTGAAGGCTTTTAAGTACTTCTTGCTCTTCATCCGTAAATTTGGCCATCAAACGCGCGTTGGAAACAATAGGTTTTAGACGCGTCTGAAGCACGTCAATCGCCGGACGTTTATCGCTTTTAAGCTCTACGTCTGTAAGAACTTGCTCAAGAATTTCACCTTTACGCGCGTTTCGCCATTGCACACGAGCGTTTTTAACTGCGTCCGTCGCGTCTTTTGCGTTCCCCGCTGTAATTTGCGCAGGAGTTACGCTATCAATAAAATCGTCTAGTTCGTCCTGAACTTTAGCCGCCAAAAGCGCAGCCGTATCATCAATTTGACCCGTAGTTGGATTATACGCAGCTTTACCTAAATCGCTACGCAGAACATCCAGTTGTTCAAATGACAGTTCGTTTTGTGGGCGATTACGAAGGTCACGAATTACGCGTAGCACCTGATTTCGGCTGCGGCTGCTAATAGATGGCGGTAGCGAACGCAATGTGTTTTCCAAGTCGTTCGCTAGATTATCTGATGCGTTTGCGCTAAATCGCACGCCCGCTTGTTCCATCTTACGATAGAATTGTCTGGCTTGGTTATTAATATCTTGGCCCGTAACAACAGGACGCGGAGTTTTACCTCCAGCTAACGAACCGCCAGCCCCCGCAGCCAATGAAATAAGAAATAGTTTTGTCGGATCAGTTTCGCCGCTTTCTATGGCTGTTTGCGTAGCCGCGCCAGCCGCCGCGCCTCCAATAGTTTGCCCGCGCGCGCCTCGCCCCATCTCCGTCACGACATCACGGGCCAATCCCGGTTTCATTGTTTTAGCAGTGACGCCCAATGCTTTCGCTGTAGCACCGCCCGGCACCGCAGCTTCTAGTCCGGTTGAGTAAATCCGCTGCATAGGCGTTGCGGGTTGCCGCGTGCCTGGCATACCCGTAGTTTCGTATGCTTGACGTATAGCTTCAGAAGGCATAGTCATGGGCGGAGCGCCGAATGGCGTTGCGGCCAAATTGTACGCCCCTACACCAAGATCAGACAAGCCCAAAGCCGCTACGCCTGCGGCAGCGCCTGGCGCTGCGCCCACGCCAGCAAACGGAGCACCTGCCGCAGCGCCACCCGCCGCCGCCAAACCATAAGGCATGAGCGCGCGGTTAGTAACGCCTAACCATTGTGAAAGACTATTGTCGGCTTTACCGGCTTCAGGATGTTGCGCCAACACGGCGGTAAGCGCGTCTGTTTCAGTTGCGTCATCCGGCAAACCATCTACATTATAAGACGACCCATTGGGAAGCGTGACCGTAAATGAAGCCATATCAATCAGTCCTCGTGACGGTTACGCCCGAAGGCAGAGCGGGCGGCAATGAGGTTTTACCTATTTCGCGTTCGGCGGCTTCACGTATAGCACGCGCTTCTGTCTCAATATCGGTCGATGCAATATCGTTGCGATACCCGTAAGTATCATCAAACGCCGCAGCCACATTGCGTCGCGCAACTTCAAGATCAACGGCAAGTTTTGCCAGTGCCCGCTTAAAATCTTCTGGGGACTGCGCGCGGTCTAAGGCCGCCACACTATCTCTTAAATTACGGCCTTCTTCATTGGATACGTTACCGACGGCTGCGCCAGTCGGAGAATTAACGCGCAATTCTTGAAGGGCCGAAAACATGTTTCCGGCCCTAATTTTCCTTAAGAGCCCCGCGGCGCGTGTTGCATCCTTTGTAATATCGGGCGTATATGCGTTAAATGCGCCAGTAATTGCAGCGATGCCTGCGTCATCTGCCAGAAGTGCCTGTACGTCCGCAATATCGTTTGCATATGCAGAAAAAGTTGTGCGCAAGGCCGCTTTTGCTTTGGGAAGCGCTTGGTCAAATTTGGTTTTGGTTTTGGCGTCCATGCCTTCCGGCAACGCTGTGCCGGCGTTTATGTCCGTCCCATCACCTACCGTCGGCATTTTCATTTCGCCGGTCTTGGTGTTCATAAGATAAACTTTGCCGTCAGGACCCTTAACATGCGTATAGCTGGCTTCAGGGCCGGCGGCCTGT